ACCTTATCAAAAGGATCATTGAGCTCTCTCCATGACTAACAGAATTTTTTTCCTCCGGTAAATTTCGAAGCCTCCACTAAATCGCCTCTAAATTTTTTTCCGGTAAATATTGTTGTTTCCATACAAATGAGTACTTTTTCATTATTGCCTACACTGCGGTTCTCTGTTAACATTGAGTCTATATTAGAAAGGTTTTCGTATGTCCAATAAAGTGATTAGAGATGGTAAAGTAGCGGTTCTGTATTCGCCTCCCTATGGTGCAGGTTGGTCTACTTGGAACCCTCTGTCTCCCGATTTGATGTTTGATCCTGTCATAGTGGACTTTGTTCTGAATAAGTCTGAGAATTGGATTGAGGGTATTTTGGCTTACTGTTCTATTGCCTATCCAGATGCTTATACAGGTGGTGTAGATGAATTAGAGGTAAAGTGGGTAGCGTCCGGAAGCCAGTTCGTAATCGAGGAATATGATGGTTCGGAGAATGTGGTTTTGAAAGAAGAAAAGAATTGGATCACAGCATAATGAGAATACCAGCAAAAGGTGTGCAAGGCCATTTGGTACACACCATTAACGATAAGTATATGTTTCGTGTTTATGCGGAAGACTTTACCTTTGTGGATTATGAGTTACTTCATTCGGACCTATTGATTACGATAGATGACGAGGATGCTACACTCTATTCAGATGAGTTTGGTAATGGACTGGACCATAATCCAGAAACACTAGGAATTAAAGAATGAAATACGCTGAAGTTATTTTAGATATGGACGAAAACCGTACCGTATGGCAAGTGATGGTTTTTGATGAGGATGACAATCTTTTGGATAGTCGGCCATTTGCTGATAAGCAAGACGCCATAGAATATGCGGAATTATTTGAGGAAAGCATAATATATGATTGAATTGTTGGCTCTCATATGTCTAATTGGACCTACACTGGTCGTACACTACTTGGGTAAGTCTGGTGTTTAATTTTATCATTTCATCACTGAAGTTCACAGCCACTGCGCTTGTCGTGATGATTTGGAGTATGTTTATACTGGCACTATTGTACCATGTATATAATTTTGTGTTGAAACTTGTGGCGTCTATTTAAGGAATTGAAGAATGATTGAGAATGAATATTATGAATATCTGGATGCCTTGAGGGAGTCTGGTGTCGTGAATATGTTTGGTGCCGGTGCCTATCTCCAAGATGAGTTTGGTCTCTCCAGGTCTGAAGCAAGAGACATTCTTATTGCATGGATGGGCCAATATAGTGGTGAAAAGACTGTATGAACGAACGAATTAAAGAACTTGCTGAACAGGCTGGTGCCGAGACTTGGAGTCGTGCTCCGATGCGAGCTGTGACTGGTTTGGCATTTACTGATGAAAATTTAGAAAAGTTCGCCGAATTGATTGTGCAGGAATGTATTGGTGTGTTAAACAAACGATTTATGGGTGACCTTAATCGTGAAGATATGGAAGTGCTCCGGTGCATTGCAGATGTGAAGAAACATCTTGGAGTTGAAGAATGAAAACTGATGTTTTGTGGTTCTGTGCAGGTCACGGAAATGTTGGCATCGTAAAAGTAAACAATCCATATGATGGTATCAAGTATTATATTGGTGCATGTTCTGGATTAGGAGCAAACGAAGAATCTGATATTGCTCATATTGTTTCGTGGGGTTCTTCATTCCCAAAATCAGCCGGCGATTTACTATTTTTTACTATTTGGAGTTGAATAATGATTAAATCAAATCATATGGCAGGTACAGTAGGTCACTGTGAAAATTGTCTGTATAATCTTGTACATGATATTGATGTGCGTGGATCTATTGAACAAAAGGAAGCTTTACATGCTGCATTGTCTTCACTTGAAGATTTGTATTTTCTGTTACAGGAGGAAGAATGAGTCTTGATGTATATTTGATGGTGACACAACCTACTAGTGTCTATAACGCCAATATTACTCACAACCTTGGTAAGATGGCGCAAGAAGTTAAACTTGATGGTGGGCTAACTTTGTATGATGTGCTCTGGCGACCAGATGAACATGGTATGGTGTTTGCTAGGGATATCTCCGACCACCTTGAAATCGGCTGGAATATTTTGCTTTCTGACCCAGCGAAATATATGAAATTCGAACCTGAAAATCATTGGGGTTCGTATGAGGGTCTTTGCAATTTTGTATATAGCTATCGCAATGCATGTTGGGATAATCCAGATGCTGAACTGAGTATATCACGATGAACGAACGAATTAAACAACTTGCTGAACAATGCTGGAACAAGCGTCCAGAAGGCCAACTACATTTTGACAATGAAAAGTTCGCCGAATTGATTGTGAAAGAATGTGCCAATGTTGCTGATGACAATTATATACATCGTGGAAGTAGAACTTGTGGACTAGCAATTAGACTACATTTCGGAGTTGAAGAATGAACCTACAAATTCAACAACTTGCTGAAAAAGCAAACATTGAGTTTACCTATGACCCAACAGAGAAACCTATCAGAGCATTTGTCGAGTGTTGGGAAGATGATCTTGAAAAGTTCGCCCAGTTGATCGTGCAGGAATGTAGCCGAGTTGCTAAACTTGAAGTTGGCACAAACAGGGTATGTGATGCAATTGAAAAACATTTCGGAGTTGAACTATGAACGAACGAATTCAAGAATTTGCTGAACAGGCCGGCCTGTATGTAGACCTTCCGAGCGGTACGCCGTGGCCACGAGCCATGTCAGCCGAAGAGTGCGAAGCAGCCTATAAAAAGTTCGCCCGGTTGATTGTGTTTGAGTGTGGTGAATTTTGCGGTCAAGTTGATCGTGATAATATGTTTAAATATTTCGGAGTTGAAGAATGACACACCATGATTGGTTATTACTAATGTGCCTGGCGATTGGATGGCTACAGGGTCTGTATATTGGATGGTTAGTGTGGCGTAGACCACAATTGAAATATCACGGAGTTGAAGAATGAACGAACGAATTCGAGAACTTGCTATTGAGGCTGGATACGAAAAGGATATGTTTGGTATTGGACACTGGAACATGCCAGAATGTAAAAAATTCGCCGAGTTGATTATTAGAGAATGTGTAAATCAGGCACACGGCGTGGCCGACCTGCGTGGTGTGAATGATGATATGGTTTATGGTGCTGATACTGCAGCGGTTAGAATTCACAGATATTTTGGAGTTGAACTATGAGTATAAGCATTCAGATGCCGAACCAAGAACACCACCACAAAATGAGAATGGATTTTTGATATGAACAAACTAATTAAAGAACTTGCCGCACAGGCTACAACCTACATTGATCCAACAGCCAATGACGGAGTATGCTGGGACTTTGACAAAGAAAAATTCGCCGAGTTGATTATTCGGGAGTGTGCTGATATTGCAACCATGAAACAACATGAATGGCACAGTGCTGGTTCATATATACTGGAACATTTCGGAGTTGAAAAATGAAAATTGTAATTAATCGTTGCTTTGGTGGTTATGGTTTAAGCCATGAGGCAATTATGCGATATCTTGATCTAAAGGGTATAACAGTTTACCCAGAGCAGCGTAAAAATGCTTGGAAGTTTTGGACCTATTGGTTGATGAAACCTGAAGATCGTTTTGAAGTAAAAGAAAATGAAGAATTCTATGCTATGTCAATGGAAGAACGACAGGCTCACAATCAAAAATATTCTGACCAAACTTTTGGTGTTTATGAAGATATCAGCAGAGATGATCCAGTATTGATCGAAGTGATTGAAGAACTTGGTGATGCTGCCAATGGTGACTGTGCCGAATTGGCCATTGTAGAAATTCCAGATGATGTTGAGTGGGAAATCAGTGAGTATGATGGCCGTGAGCATGTAGCAGAAAAACATAGGACTTGGTATTAATATTTTGGAGTTAAATAATGGACATGGATAAATCAATGGTATTTCTATCAGGCAGTATATTAATCATGTTGGGGTTCATTGTGATTGTTGCAGGCAGTATTGTGATTAACAACCTTCTACACAAATACTGGAAACCCGTTACAATATTTACAGCAGGCAGTTGGCAACCTTTTGGAGGAAGAGAACTGCCGCGATATGCAACCGAAGAAGAGCTTGCAAAGCTTGAGCCTATACCACCAAAATTTGACCAGGAGAAATTAAAGAAATGAACGAACGAATTAAAGGCCTTGCTGAACAAGCTGGTTTTGTATTATGGCAAGATGAACCATGGCGTCCCACTGATGTTATCGATTGGAGTGTCCGTTATGATGATGAACTTGAAAAGTTTGCTGAGTTGATTGTAAAAGACTGTGCTAAGTTTGCTGATAAAGGTAATCGCGGCGGCACCGGAGAATTAATGAAAAAACATTTCGGAATTGAGAGGGAATTAGATTGATAACCGATCCAATTTTTCAAACATATGATTATGCCATCGGTGGAAAGCTGGTAGTTGGTCGTGCAGAGATGAACGATTCTTTCAAACTAATGATAGAAGATGGAGATGCTGATGCCGTTTTGCATTTGAAAGAAAAACTCACAAGAGATATGGTGACCTTTATGATGAAGAATAAACTAGTTGAATTTACCCATCGTGATGATCCAATAACAATGATTAGACACCTGGCAATAAGAGCATATCTAGCTCCATCAGATCAAGTAAAAATATTAAGGCTTGCGAAACAATTATGACCGTTGATGAAATTATTTCTATCATAATTATTATAACTGTGGTAGTAGTAGTACTGTGGGACATGTACAAGAAAGAAAAACATGACATTGAAGAATAAAGAATATTTTGGAGTTAAAGAATGAATATTGAAGGACTCACCGAACACCAAGTCGAGCTCTTGGATATTATGTGGAGCATTGAAGAATATTCCGACCTAGAGGAATGGATGAGCACACTAAGTCGTGCTGACCGTATTGAAGCGGAAAACTTGCAGCGACTAGTTGTTCTAGAGGCATTTGAAGATATGTTGTTGGTTAATAAATGCCCGGAAGCCAAGGCAATACTGACTAAGTTTATGTTAAAAAGTGCTTGACATGACCACGGAAGGTATCGTATAATGGCGGTGTTGACCGATGAGGAAGCTATTAAAATCTATAACCACATGGTAGAGATTTTTGGAGATAATTTACCGAATCTAGAACATTACCCAGTATCATTCGAATACTACGTCAAGTTGTATAAGAAATATTATATGAAAGAAGAAAATGAAAATAGCAGTAGCGTCTGATATCCATTTGGAGTTTGGACCAATTGAATTAAAAAACACAGAAAATGCCGAAGTATTAATACTGTCTGGTGATATCTGTGTGGCTGATAGTTTGGATCCTTATGATGCGACTGGCATTCTGGAACGTTCGGTATCAGTACACAGGTTCTTCCAAGAATGTTGTTCTGAGTTCAAGCATGTTGTATACGTTGCTGGTAACCACGAACACTATAATGGTGATTTTGCCAAAACCATTCCAAAACTAAAAGAACGTTTGGGTTATTTGGTGAATTTACATATTCTGGATAAAGAATGTCTTACGGTCGATGGTGTTTTGTTTATTGGTGGCACACTGTGGACCGATATGAACAAAGAAGATTCTATCACGATGTGGCACATGAAAGATATGATGAATGACTTTCGATGTGTAACCAACAGCGCTAGAGAAACATACTTCCGTGATGCTGACGGTAATTCACAGAGTCGTTCACCGAGGTTTACTCCTGAGGATGCTGTGGTTGACCATCGTGAATTTTTGGAATATATCAAACTAATGGTGTCTGGTAAGAATGATAAAGATATTGTGGTTGTTGGGCATCATGCACCGAGTAAACAATCTACTCACCCAAGATACGCCCGTGAGGAGATTATGAATGGTGGATACAGTTCTGATTTGTCTGAATTTATTCTTGACAATCCACAAATTAAATTGTGGACTCACGGACATACCCATGAAGACTTTGACTACATGATTGGCTCAACACGTATTTTTTGCAACCCTCGGGGTTATATTAAGTACGAAGATCGTGCTGATAAATTTAGTTTGAAATTTGTTGAGATTTGATGTACAATGTGGATATATACTCCATAGATTTAAAATTTTATAAAGACTTATGTTACCTTCTTTAATACACGCCGATTATACGAAACAGTCCACACTATGTGGCTGGATTAACACACGTCCGGTGTTTTTGGAAAATAGGGCAGGGGTTTTGTAACAGTTTAAATTTAAAAGTTTACCGCAACAAAACCCCAAACCTAAAAAGTTTGGGGTTTTTTGTTTGGTGTTGCGTAAAAACAACACTGACGGTTGCCAAAATATGTGGTTGTGTTATACTTCATATATCGATTGAGAAATCAATCAAAAAGATTCTATTCGTATCTACGTATAGAGTACGCTCATTAACAATGTAAATTTTGGTTTTGCTCGGTTCATCTAGAGGCCTAGGATAGTGCCCTTTCACGGCATTCACACCGGTTCGAATCCGGTACCGAGCACCATATAAAAACACATTGTTAAACAGCACAGCCGAATCTGTGTGTAACTCCTAGTCGTAACCTATTGTGAGAGATAGGGGAGTGTTTCTCTCATCAGTGTGTTTCTATATGGTTATATTGTTGGGGGTTAGTTAAATGGTATAACCACGGATTTTGATTCCGTTATCACAAGTTCGATTCTTGTACCCTCTGCCATTTTTTAAAAGGAAAGTTATGAAACGAAAAACAATCGCCAAAGAACGTAACTGCTTCGTTCGTTTGGCTTTATTCCGTAAAGCAGGTGTTCATCGCAAGTCTAACAAGGCCTTGCGTAAAGCACAAAAACAAAATCGATTAGAGGGTGAAACTTTAAGGTGAAGTAACTGGCTTTTAACCAGTAAAATTCGGATCGTTCCCGAACACCCTCACCATATAAAAACACATTAGTTCCCCGCAGGGATAATTGACAACAGGTTCATGCTATTGTGTTTTTATATGGTAGCTATAGAAAAACACACTTTCAATCTGAATTGACAGATACAAACAACCAAGGGGAGCCACTGGGTTCATCCAGTTTCATCCTGAATTGACAGGAACAAGGTTGTAAGGGGAGCCAAGTGTGTTTTTCTATGGTCAGTATTGGTAGATCCCGGACCAACTAGGTTGCTAGTCACAACACATAGGGGAAGGGGAATCGCCAAGAAGTTGCAAGAGTAGGCTTGACCGCCAGAGGGTAGCAACGCCATATAGAAACACACTAGCATAGAGTGACGTACCCGTTTAGCGGCGGGTGTTATGGGTTACTCGACTGTCAATCCTCGGGCGGGGAGCTAGCAAGGCGGTTCGACTCCGTAGTGTGTTTCTATATGGTAAAACTATTCGAGTTCAATGGTCACACGCCCTTGCTTGGATTTGAAGTTACCATATTAAAGTATATTTCAGGTTGGGTTAGATTCGCGGTCTAACTATTTGGGATAAAAAGTCGGCGTAATTGCAGGACAATAATCTAAGATACGAAATATACTTTAATATGGTTTATGCAGAGGTTAGTTTAGTGGTAAAACCTCGGGTTGTGATTCCGATATCAAGAGTTCAATTCTCTTACTTCTGCCCAATAATGCAACCTTAGCTGATGTGGTCATAGCGGCGGCCTGAAGAGCCGTTGAAGTTGGTTCAATTCCAACAGGTTGCACCAATGCCCCTATAGACAAATTGGTAAAGTCACTCTCCTCAAAAGGGAGTATATGTTCTCAGTTCGAATCTGAGTAGGGGTACCAAGAAATAATATTTGGTCTGTTCGTATAGAGGTTATTACTGTGGATTGTCTATCCACTTACAGGAGTTCGATTCTCCTACAGACCGCCAAATACTAGACACATCTAGTAAATATGATAGATAGGTCTAGTGTTGCCGAGGTAGCTCAGTGGTAGAGCAGTGTCTTGATAAGGCATTGGCCAAGAGTTCAATTCTCTTTCTCGGTACCAAGTTTTTAGTTTTAGGAGATGTGGCCGAGTGGCTGAAGGCGGCAGACTGTAAATCTGTTCTGTAAAAAGCGCGGTGGTTCGAATCCATCCATCTCCACCAATTTTAATTTTGTAGTCATAACTACAAATTCTTTTTTGTTAAAGTGTCAGCAAGAGAAAGTCACGCTGTCTAGGTTTCTTCGAAGGACCGAAACAGTAGAAGGTTATGGGTTCGACACCCACTAGGTCCATTGAGGCGACTAAACTGGACCGGTATCCCAAGTGACGTACCTCATGCCGTCCGGACTTGTATACTCGGATAAATGAGTTGCTATAATTGAGGGGCAACTACTTTAACAAATTCAATGCAATGGGGGATTAGTGATAATGGGAGCACATGTGCTTTGCAAGCATGAAGTGGGAGTTCGATCCTCCCATCCTCCACCAATAAAAGTCCACTGAATATAAAGAGGTGGCAGATTAATCACCGCAAGGTTTGATTAGCAGTCAGTGAAAGCCTGACACCAATTTGGGTCTTTAGTAAAATGAATATTACACTGGGCTACGAACCCGGAAGTGGGAGTTTGATTCTCTCAAGACCCTCCAAATTTTGCGGGTAAGCACAAGGTGTGTCGCCAGCCTTCCAAGCTGTGCAGTTGGGGTTCGAATCCCCATACCCGCTCCAGTTTTTCTCTGTGTGGTGAAATGGTATCATTCATGGTTTGGGACCATGAGGCGAAGGTTCGATTCCTTCTACGGAGACCAAGTTTTTATTCCGCAAAACCCGAGCAAGGTGCATGGGCGTGACTGTTAATCACTGGTTAGTAGAGTTCGATCCTCTAATGCGGAGCCAATTTTAAGCCCTTTTATCCTTAATGGTAGAGGTCCGGTTTTGTAGTCCGGGTGTGTGAGTTCGATTCTTGCAAAGGGCACCAATTACGCTGATAGCTCAATGGTTAGAGCAGCGGACTCATAATCCGTTGGTTGGGGGTTCAAGTCCCTTTCAGCGTACCAAATTATAAGTCTCGGTAGCTCAATTAGGCAGAGCAGTGGCCTCCAAAGCCAAAGGTTGTAAGTTCGATTCTTACTCGGGTCGCCAAGCAAGTGTGGTGAAATAGGTAGACACAAGAGACTTAAAATCTCTCGCCCGCGAGGGCGTGCCGGTTCGATTCCGGCCACTTGCACCAAATTTCGCGGGTTACGTCAGAGGTCAGACTATCAGGCTCATAACCTGGAGGACGGAGGTTCGAATCCTTCACCCGCATCCAATACTGGCGTTAGTATAATGGATAATACAGTAGCCTTCTAAGCTATCAATAGAGGTTCGATTCCTCTACGCCGGACCAAAGCCTTGTTATTTCAGTGGTAGAATGTCTCTTTTACACGGAGAAGGTCGGCAGTTCGAATCTGTCACAAGGTACCATAAATATTTGGACATATAGCACAGCGGTAGTGCAACGTCTTCATACGGCGTAGGTCAGTAGTTCGAATCTACTTATGTCCGCCAAATGCCCCTGTGACGGAATTGGTATACGTGTTGGTCTTAGAAGCCAAATTTTTGGAGTTCGAGTCTCCACGGGGGCACCAAATTATGTGCGTGTGTAGCTGAACGGTTAGGCGCGGGATTGCAAATCCTTTCCATGCAGGTTCGATTCCTGTCACGCACTCCATTATAGAAAGTTAATATGAAAAATATAGACATTGCAGAAGTGAAAGCGTTTATCGATGCTCAGTCACCACAAACCAAAATTTACATTGGAGCAGACTCCGAACGTTTTAAAGTTGGTGGTATTTGGTTTGCAGATTATACGCTTGCTGTTGTTGTTCATATTGATGGGTGTCACGGTTGTAAAATCTTTGGAGAAGTTCAGCGAGAGAGGGACTACGACCAACGTAAAAACAAGCCTTCAATGCGCTTGATGAATGAAGTTTATAAAGTTTCTGATTTATTTCAGAAACTTAAAGAAGCATTGGAAGACCGTACTGTTGAGGTACACTTGGACATTAATCCAAACGAAATGTATGGAAGTTCATGTGTGATTCAACAGGCAATTGGTTATATTAAAGGCACATGCAATGTGACACCTTTGGTTAAACCAAGTGCATTTGCGGCTTCATATGCTGCTGACCGCATGAAGATGTTGTTAGCTGCTTAAAGAAATAGGAAGATGATGCAGGTGGGATGGTCCGCCGACTGGCCTTGAAAACCAGGTTCTCTTAATCGGGATGGGGTTCGACTCCTCCGTCTTCCGCCAATCAATAAATATAGTTATGAAATATTACATATTCTTTCTTCTATTGGTAGTTGGCATCTCTGTTGCACAGTCTGTAACTGTGCAGAAGTCTGTGGAATGTACCGACACGGAAACAATGTTTCGTGGGTTAATTAATAGTGATTATAAAGAAAAACCTATTTGGTGGGGTGTCGAGCCCGGAAGTAATGTTTCGAAATACAGTTTGTTTGTCAATGAACAAACCAAATCATGGACATTAATTCAATTCGATGGTAAAATGGCCTGTGTGCTGGGTGCAGGTGAAAACAGCACCAGAATATTTACTGGACCTAGTATATGAAAATAACTCAAATCGATACAATTTATGGCCTGCAGGGTTCCGATAAATTGATTACACAATATGTGAAGACTAATTATGATTCAGGCAATTCAACCATCGATGTTATAAGACGGCAATATAGTGTTATTCTGTATGACAAAGACGGCAAAGAAGACAATTACACCAATAACGGTAAAACGGTGGATTTACAAACATAGGTTTTTGTGATATACTGGATGTATGGAGTGTGGGCAGGACGGTAATGCAGCTGATTGCTAATCAGTAGACTCATGAAAGTGGGTCACAGGGTTCGACTCCCTGACACTCCACCAAAAAAGGACTATATGGAAATAGATGATTATGATGGTTTTTATTTTCTCCCTCCGGATGAAAAAGATGTAGACTGTGATGACCTTAAAATGATGTTTTTCACCAAAGAAAATAAAACACCGGAAGACATGTCAACCAAAGTTTTAAATAGTGGTTACTGGTTTCATGTGGTATTTTTTAAGGAAGACGATAAAGGTAAACCTGAATTTGATTCCAATTTCGAAGCAATCTTTTTGGACCCCGTTGAATATGTCAAAGGTCTGATTGGTAGCAATTTATATGGTGTGATCTTAAAGAAAACTGAAAAGTCCAGGGAATGGATTGACAATTACATTAAAGACACAGAACAAAAAATAATTGAATTAAGTTAAACGGAGATTATATTATGACTAATACAAAACATGCATTCACAACACCCGAAGGCAAAGAGTGGCTCATCGGAATGTTGAAATCTGAAGAATTCCTTGATATTATTTTCACTAAATCTGATGGAACCGAGCGCCAAATGCGGTGTACATTGAATATTGATAAAATTCCTGCTGATTTTTTACCGAAAAACACGGAACGCAAAAAAAGTGATGAAGTTTTGCCCGTTTTTGATGTTGAAAATCAAGGCTGGCGCAGTTTTCGCTTAGATTCCATCAAAAGTGTGCAGATATACATTGGTGTTGCATAAAAACAACACTGTGATTGACAATATTTTGACTTCATGTTATAATAATACATTATATGAGCGAAATATTGTCAAAATCCGAGCTTCTTTCAGCTAAAAATTACTTTGCGAAAATATTGTTGAGCTCAAAAATGCTCAACAATGTCAATATTAAAGTAAAAGTAGTTACCGGTGATGCACCTAGTGGTTTATGCATCATTGACGAATACAACAACCAGAATAAACCACGTTCCTTTACGATTGAAATCAATAAAAATCAATCAAAAATGGAAATTCTAAATGCCGTAGCGCACGAAATGGTTCACGTAAAGCAATATGTTTACGGCGAACTAAACGAACAAATGTCCAGCTGGTTGGGACAAAAAATTGATTGCGATAAAGTAGATTATTTTGAGCAGCCTTGGGAAGTAGAAGCTTACGCGCTTGAGGCATTTTTGACAGTTATGTATTTGAGTGAGAAAAATGGTTAATGTACACTTTTTGAGAAAACTAGCATCCGATGAATTGAAGGACACAATGTTCTTTTGCACCGGTGAATTACCAATTAAAAAGAGAGATCCCAATTGGGTAAAGCTTGACGTTCCTAAAATTTCTGTTAAAATTATTACAAATAGAAATATTACAGTGAATTCACGAAAGTGCAAGTCGATACCTGAAGCAAAATGGATCATACAACACATAGACATTTAGGCAATAATGATTTAATTTGAAAAAAGTGCTCTATATAATAGAGTGCTAACATAAAAATAAAAAATATGAGTGGAATTTACATTTTAGAGTCGAAAGATGGTTTTCGAGTTGCTTACAGTGAGCGATATGAAAACATGATCGGCTCATATGATGATTCATTGATGAATTACCGGTTAAATATAAAAGTTATCAAAGAAATTTTCGGATATAAAAAAACTTATACTGAATATTCGGATGCGTTAGATGCAGCTCTTGAAGTATCGAAAAAATATCCCGAAACTGATGATGGTATTTTTGTTATGCGGCACGCTTTAAACAAAACATTTGACGAAGTTATAAATGACTAATGAAAAATTCCGTGACCCAAACTATGGTGAACCAAAATTTACTAAAGAACTGACCAAGGTTGAGTTATCTCAGGCCTTAAACTGGTACACACAAAACCGTGACAAGAAGGCTGCGTTAAAATACGCCACCGACTATTTTAAAAAGAAGTTGAAGGTTAGTGCTGATTCTACACTAAAAAAAGAACCTAGTACATTTGGATTCATCTGTAGAATTGTTACGAATGGTGGCCAGTTATCAGCCAAAGATGTGGAATGGTTTAATGAACAGATTGCCCGCATCAAAGAAGAATCGAAGAAAGAAAAACCAGTTGCGGTTGAAGATGATGATGAACCAGCTGCACCAAATATTCAGGACCGAATTAATGAAAAGGTACATGAGTGTGTTGGTGAACTTGAGGGACAATTAGATGATTATATTCTGTCCGATTTTAAAGAAGTTGGTTCTGCTTATGGCATAATGCACACCTTTCAGATTAAAGGTGTACACGCCAATAAAATTATTAAGATTTACGAAAAACAAAAATTGCGTTTTGAAGAAGTGTTGGATTCTGATGATAAACAGCTCAAAGAAGGATATTCAAATTTTAAACGTATGCAGTTGAAGAAGATTATCAGTTACATTAATTCGGTAATTGATGATGCTACTAAAATCAAGACCGCCAGTTTGAAAAATCGTAAACCTAGAGCAAAGAAAATCAAATGACAATTGCCTGTTTAATTTTCGCAATAAAACAACACAATGGCGAATGATTGCCTGTCGATAACATAAAACATGTTATACTTACTACACTATGATAATTTTTGATTTTAACCAAGTTGCAATTTCGAATCTGATGGAACAAATCGGATCCTCAAAAACTAAAGTTGAGGAAACATTGGTGCGACACATGATTCTTAATTCAATTCGCACCTATGTGAAGAAGTTTAAGAACACACACGGACCTGAGGTAATTATTGCTTGCGATAACCGACATTACTGGCGCCGTGGTATTTTTGAGCACTATAAAGCCAGCCGTAAGAAGGCACGTGATTCTTCTGGTCACGATTGGAACACTATCTTTGATTGCTTGAATAAAATTCGTGAAGAGTTGAAACAACACTCTCCATATAAAGTTATTGATGTTGAAACCGCTGAAGCTGATGACGTTATTGCTGTGCTGGCAATAAAATATTCGGCATCTCAAAAGGTTATGATTTTGTCATCAGATAAAGACTTTGCTCAATTGCAAAAATATCCTAATGTTGAACAATATTCACCTATTCTCAAAAAATACATTAAAGAACCATTGCCTGCTGCTCAACTTAAACAATTGATTATTCGTGGTGATAAGAGTGATGGCATTCCTAACATTCTCACTAAAGATGATGTGTTTGTGACTGGTGGTCGACAGAAACCGATTACTGAAAATAAGATCATTGGTTGGATGAATCAAACACCGGAAGAATTTTGTGATGGTGAGATGTTGCGTAATTTCAAACGCAACGAAATGTTGATTGATTTAAACTTGATACCTGAAACCTTGAAACGAAGTATCCTAGATACCTATGAAAACACGAAAGGTCAAAGTCGCCAAGTTTTTATGAACTACATGATTGCCAATCGTTTAAAAAATTTACTGGAAGTGATTGATGAATTTTAACCTAATGATGCACGAAATATTGCACGAATTTGAACAAGCAAAAACAAAAAATGAGAAAATCACCGCGTTGCAAAAACATGGCGATAAGTCGTTTCAACTGTTGATGTTTTATGCGTTTAGTCCTGATGTTGTATTTGATGCAACCGTACCTGAATATCGTCCTTCAAAAGAACCTGCTGGACTAAATCACATGTACTTACATTCCGAAGTTAATCGGTTGTATAACTTTATTGTTGGTCATTCAAAACGAGCTGACGGCATTACAGCAAAAAAACAACAACAGCTTTTAGCAATTATGTTGGAATCACTGTTTGTTGAAGAAGCAAAGTTATTGGCCGACATTATTTCTCGCAAATTCAAAGTTAAATCTTTGGATATTAAAATGTTAAAAGAAGCATACCCACACATAGCACTGTAATATGAAGAAAACCGTTGTTGTCATTTCCGGTGGATTTGACCCTATTCATTCTGGTCACATTGAACTGATAAAAAAAGCATCTGCATTGGGTGATAAACTAATCGTTGGATTAAATTCTGATGGTTGGTTGACTCGCAAAAAAGGCAGGTCTTTCATGTGTGTGCATGAACGCCGAAAAGTACTTGAGTCAATCAAGTGGGTTGATGAAGTTTGGGAATTTGATGACTCAGACGATTCAGCTTGTGATTTGCTTGAACAAGTAACAATGAATCATCCATCAATTGAGGATACTATTATCTTTGCAAATGGTGGTGACAGAACAGAAGGCAACATCCGTGAAATGGAAGTTCCTGGTATTCAATTTGTATTTGGTGTAGGTGGCTCTGATAAGAAGAATTCATCGTCATGGATTCTAGAAGAATGGAAAGCACCAAAGGTCGAAAGGCCTTGGGGTTATTATCGAGTGTTACATGAAGTGAAAGGATGTAAGGTTAAAGAGCTTACAGTAAATCCTAAAAAAAGTTTAAGTATGCAAAAACATTTTAAACGCCACGAGCTATGGCATGTCACTGAAGGCAAATGTATAGTTAATCAACAGATGCAAGGCGGTTATCAGTTGCCGCCATTAGAACTTATTACACATAGTCGGTTGTCTATACCTCAGGGAGATTGGCATCAATTAACGAATCCATTTAATGAGCCTTGTAAAATTGTTGAGATACAATACGGAACACATTGTGAAGAAGAAGACATAGAGAGGGAAACATGAGTGACGGTGGAAAAGGAAGTAAACCGAGACCATTTAGTGTAACACAAGAAGAATACGACAATAGATGGGACGCAATCTTTGCTAGAGACTTGCGGAAGGAAGAATTAAAAGATAAATTGATGAAGCAGTTAGAAGCTGAATCTGAAAGATTAGGATTATATAATGAAAGTAGCAGTAGTAACACCGACAATCGGAAGTGAGCACCTAATACGGTGTGTTGATTCCGTTGACAAGCAAACATACAGTGATTTAACACATTATGTTTTTATTGATGGTGAACAAAGTGAGTTAAGTGTAATTGACAAAATCGAAGGTGCAACCAAAGTGCGGAAGGTTGTTCTGGAAGAAAATGTTGGTAAAGGTTGGTATGGCCACCGCGTCTATGCAGCTTGTTCTTTTTTGGTTAATGCCGATGTGATTTGTTATTTGGACGAAGACAATTGGTACGAACCAAATCACGTGGAAAAACTTGTTGATAAAATTAAACAAGGTAATGATTGGGCATATTCTTTAAGGAAAATTTATGATAAAGACGGTAATTTCTTATGTAACGATGACTGTGAGTCGCTTGGCAAATGGCCTGTATCTTTCAATGATGAAGTATTCCATATTGATACCTCAAGCTTTGCTGTTAGGCGCGATATTGCTGTTAGGATTGGGCATGCTTGGTACGGCCAATGGGGCGCCGATAGACAGTTCTTTGGTGCGTTAAAGAATCATTTTCCTAAATTCGACTGTTCGAATGATTACACCATGTGTTATAGAT